GCCTCTCGGTGTTTGTTGACGAGGATAAGGATGGGTATATAGACATCGACCGTATTAGTCGTAACGATCGTCATGGTCAATCGGAGGGGGCAAAGATCCTCATGGAATTGGAGGATATGCTCAATCCTGATCTCCCATTGTACCCCAATCCAACAAGAATGTGTGCTCATTGGCAATACCCGTGTCCCTTCTTGTCTCCTTGCGTATCTATGGATGACGGAGGCGACTGGAGGGCTGAGCTAGAACTGACTACAGAGCCCAGAGAATCCCGATACGATGGCTGGCGTGATTTGCTCGTCTGGCCAGGTGAGATTGATCCTAAGGCGAAGAAGAACGAAGAGTTCAAGCTCGACACTTCCTTCCTAGACGTTTAGTTTATAACCCCCCATAACCGGAGCATATTATGGCAGATCCGACCAAACCACAAACTATTAACCAAATTAAAGCCCCACCCTTCAAGATCCAAGCAATTGGAGGCGGTGATCGCTTTATCAAGTGTCTATTCTACGGCATCCCTGGAGCTGGGAAGACGTCACTTGCTGGTTCATCGGTAGATGTTCCAGGAATGGATGACATCCTAATGGTAAACTGCGAATCGGGTACTCTATCCATTGAGACGGCCGAACACATCACCAATAGGTATTATATTGACCAGGTTCCGGCCACGGACTTCAAAACAGTTGCATACGTTCAGGAGTTCCTAAAGGCTCACTGTGCCGCAAGGGACTCCAATGACATCCCCAAGCTCAAGGCACTACAAGCTCGTCTATGGGGATACCCAGCTGATATCATCGATGAGTCCTGTGAAGACGACGAATACGAAGAAACCGATGAAGGCCGAGTTTATACTCGCGTGCGCCTCCGTCGATATCGCACAATCATTGTGGATTCCCTTACAGAAGTCAATGCATACTTGATCTACCAGCTTCTCGGTATTTCGGAGGATACACGACTCGATGAGGATTCCGTTCAAGAAACAGCTGGATGGGATGAATACAAGAAGGGCAATCAAATGCTCCAGATGCTCATCAGAGCCTATCGAGACCTACCAATGAACTTTATTGCTTGTTGTGGAACACAATACAATCAAGATGAACTTAAGGTCATGCACTGGGTTCCATCCCTTCTAGGTAAGCTTGCAAACCAGGTTCAGGGCTACTTTGACATCGTTGGGTACCTCTCCGTAGGTAAGCCTAAAGACGATAAGCCTCAAGATATCCCCAGAACTCTTTACATCCAGCCAATTGGACGGTTTGCTGCAAAGAATCGCCTGGCCAATTTCAAGGACCCATATATCCCGCAACCAACTATGCGAAAGATCATGGCCATCTTCAACTCGAAGAGGCCCAAGTCACCTCAAGCAGCACCTAAGGAATAAGCCTGCTGGGGTTAAAGTGCCCACTGGGTGAGGTAACTGGGGACCTCAACAAATCCCCTCCATCAACGTAAGGACTAAACATGGCTAAGAACCGTGAATTTGACGATTCGATGGAAGACCAGACCGCCGGAGCCGACTTCGAAAATGCCGAAGATGGTTTGGTCGTCAATCTTTCCGAGGTAGAGGCTCAGAAGTTTGAGCTCCTGCCGAAGAACAAGTACAATGTCATCGTCGAAGACAACCAGTACCAGAAGTCGAAGTCTTCAGGCAAGCCGATGTGGAACCTGAAGCTCAACGTCGTCGATGGTGAATTCCAGGGTCGGAAGCTCTTCACCTTCCTCTCGTTCTCGGAGAAGGCTCTTCCGAACACCAAGGCGACTCTGGCCATCCTGGCTCCCGAACTGGCTGACAAGCCCGACCTGCGGATCAACGATCCGGAGACGGTTGCTTCGATCATCGGCCGCCAGGCGAAGGTCTCTGTGGACATCCAGAAGGGCGAGGACGGTTACGATGATTCCAACCGTATCAAGCGCTGGTTCCAGCCGGATGCGAGCGCAGCCTTCGGTTAAGGAGCTCCTCGAAGAAAGGGGATACTTGACCATCCACCAACTGGAAATGTACCTTAAACAGTACTTTCCAAAGAGGGCAGTTTCGGGACCCACGTTGAAGAGGTACCTCGATAGGGGATACTTCCAATACACGAAGGTACATACTCACTATAGGATCGACAAGGAATCAATCGATTACTATTGCGAGCATGGAACGGAGGGGGCTATTCAGCCTCCTCCACCCTCTCCGGTTAGTGACCCCCTCGAGGAACCGCTTATCGAAATCATCGAACATGGAGACTACATTCCCGATGACCAAGACCAGAACCAATGAAGATGACAAAGCACTTGTTGTTTTGAGTGGGGGGCAGGATTCAACAACCTGTCTCTTTTGGGCTATTCAAAAATGGGGCCAAGCCAATGTCCACGCAGTCACGTTTAATTATGGACAAAGACACCATCGTGAACTGGGTGCCGCAAAGCAGATTGCCTCTCTTGGAGGTATTGGAGATCGACACGAAGTCGTCGATATCGGACCTATTCTCAAAAGTACAAGCCCACTTGTCTCCAATACGGAACTTGAGCAGTATGCAGATCACAATAGCCTTCCAGGCGGACTCGAAAAAACTTTCGTGCCAATGCGTAACACTCTGTTCCTCACCCTCGCCGCAAATCGTGCATACGAGCTCCGAGCCTTCAACATCGTAACAGGTGTATGTGAAGAAGACTACGGTGGATACCCTGATTGCCGTGAACGCTTCATCAACAAACTCCAGGATGCATTCAATGAATCCCTCAACGATGGAGATCTTGACGAGTTTCATCCAAAGTACAATCTTCTTACGATCCACACACCGCTTATGCACTTGACGAAGGCTGAGAGCGTTCACTTGGCCCTATCTTTGGAAGGATGTTATGATGCATTGGCTTATTCCCACACTGCTTATGATGGAGCTTATCCACCTGTGGGTCACGATCACGCTACTCTCTTACGTACGAAGGGATTTGAGGAAGCAGGCTACCCTGATCCGCTTGTTGTCAGAGCTCATAAAGAGGGACTGATGGATCTCCCAGATACGCCGAACTATGACTCCATTCGAGAAGGGAACTAATATGTCTAAACTAATTATGGTCTACGACACTGAAACCAGCGACAAATGGGACTTCAAAGCTGGTTGGAATGATCCTTGCCAGCCTAATCTCGTACAGCTTGGGATTAAGGTATATACCCCCAAGAGGGAAGTAGTATTCGAAGCAGGTATCAACGTCAACACTACCCCATTTGAGAGCTGGTCGGGGATCGCTCCAGAAGCTCAGAATGTACATGGTATCTCAGAGGAGCTATTGAAGGAGTGGGGAGTTCTTCCAGAGGATGCTGCTGACGTATTCACTAAGTGGGCTAATCGCTGCAGTCACTTTGTTGCTCATAACGAGGAATTCGACAACAAGATTATGCAGTGTTTCCTTTATCGAGCAGGATTCAATCCTGACTTCTGTCATGGAGGAACGAAATACTGTACAATGAAGACCAGCACAAATATTTGTAAGGTTCCTTCTCCTAGAGGTGGATTCAAATGGCCGAAGCTCAATGAGGCATATCCGTACTTCTTTAATGGCAAGCAATTCGACAACGCCCACAATGCGCTTGCTGACGTGAATCCTTGTGCGGAGATCTTCTGGGAACATGTAAGGAGGGGAGTCTATGCGATTGCTTAGAGCTGATGAGGGTCATACCTTTGAATCAGGAAAGACCTATACCCATTCGATTGGATTGAGTTGTAGCTTTCGCCAGTGGCGGGCCCAATCTCACTGCAAGTATCTCCACGGATACGCACTACAAGTGAAGGTCACTTTTAGTGCTAAAATTCTTGACGAGCGTAATTGGGTGGTTGACTTTGGATCACTCAAGAGCTTTAAGGGATGGCTTGAGGATTGGTTTGACCACAAGACTCTCGTGGCTGAAGATGATCCGGAAATTGCCCGCTTTAGAGAGCTTGAAAACGTCGGAATTATTCAGCTCCGAATAATGCCCTCTGTGGGTATGGAAGCGACTGCATACTTCATTTTCCAGTATCTTGAAGGATGGCTTGTCGACAACGGTTATACTGCACAGCTCCTAGAGAGTGTTGAGGTCCATGAACACGAGGCAAACTTTGCAAGATACAGGAGGCTCTAATGGGTGATTCTAATGACGATTTCATTCAGAGGGTAAAGGATGAAGTCGATCCTCGACCAGTGAAGACCAAGAAGCTCCCTGTAATGGAGATCTTCGGCCCCACAATTCAAGGTGAGGGGGCTATGATCGGAATCCGAACCTCATTCATTAGGTTTGGCCTTTGCGACTACAAGTGCACCATGTGTGATAGTATGCATGCAGTCGATCCCCAAAGAGTACGAGCAAATGCTATGTGGCTCACTCCTGAAGAGATCATCCCGAAGCTAATCGAGGTTCAGTCTCCGGATGGATTTCCCCAAGCAGAGTGGATTACTTTTTCTGGGGGCAATCCTTGCATTCACGATCTTTCTGAGCTCGTCAAGCGCATTCGTGGGCTTGATATTACTCACGGGAACTTCAAGATTGCTGTTGAAACACAGGGAACTAAGTTACCCGATTGGCTTCATTGGTGTGACGTGATTACTGTGTCACCAAAGGGCCCAGGTATGGGTGAAGTTTTTGAGCCTGAAAAGTTCGTACAGTTTCTTCTGGGATTCAAACACCATCCGGGATTCAATGTCAAGGTCGTCGTGTTCTCAATGCAGGATATCGAATTCGCCAAGCATATCAATAACCTCATGCTGGATGAGGGCCTTGGGGATAAGATGTATCTCTCCCTCGGGAATCCATTTCCTCCGGGACAAACTAAACTCGAAGGAGAAGACGGACACATTACGGATGAGGACTTGAAAATTAGGCTCCTCAACGATTACCGAATTCTTACGGAGGACCTCCTACAGGAGCCTTCTTTAATGAATGTGAAGTTTCTCCCCCAGATGCATGTCCTCACGTGGGCAAACAAACAACTCGTATAGGAGTCTGCAATGAACCTTGTACCCGATGGTCCGATGATTTTTCCCTTTAATCCCACACTTACAAATACGATCGCTGCGAAATTTGCCCCTGTTGTTCCCTTCCACTTCTATCAGCAATTCCTGCTGCATAACTATATTCCCCAGTCTATACTTTTGCTCGCCCATGATGTAGTAGCCCATCCACAGGAATATGAAGAGCTCTTCATGGATGTTAGGTGGAAAAATACCACCATCTTTATGGACAATAGCCTCGTAGAATTGAAGAAGGCTGTTGATATCAATATGGTTCATGAAGCTGTGGAGATTGTGGGACCACACAAGAGGCGAGTAGTCGTTATTTGTCCTGACGTCATGGCTGAGGCTCAAGCCTCTGCGAAACTCACTAAAGATTCGTGGCCGGAGTGGGCATGGAAGTTCCGCAACTTTGAAAAGCTCGTTGTGATTCAAGGTTCCAATATGCCCGGCTTTATTGGTTGCGCTGAAGAACTCGCTGAACTCGACCCCGAGTGGGTATCAATTCCCCGAGTTACCGAAGGACTTTGGGGGTATCATCGCAGGGAACTCATTCCTTACATTAAAGCAATATTCCCTGGTTCTAAGATACACCTCCTGGGTTTTTCCGATTATATTTGGGAAGATCTTAGAGCCGCAGGTCATCCTGACGTCAGAAGCATCGATTCAGCTGTTCCTTTCCGCATGGCCACTAACGATATCCTATCAGAGCAAATTCCTCCACGGGGCAATTGGTGGGACACCGCTCAATTCAGTAAGGATTGTCTCCCTCGGGTTGAGCGGATTAATAGCCTCATTAATCTCCTGAGGTAACATACCAGATGACTGATTTAGCTTGCATCGGTTGTACAGATTGCTATTACATGTCACCAAAGGTGGGCTCGAAAGGGCCCATCGACTCTCCTTTCATGATCATCGGCGAAAGTCCTGGTATCATGGAGGTTGTAGGCAAAAAGCCATTTGTAGGTCCTTCTGGTGAGGTTATCCACAAGACACTCGAAAGAGCCGGTATTGATTCCCTAAACATCGAACCCTACTTTACAAATGCGATTCATTGTCTCCCTCGTCTCAAGGATCCGGTTAACGTAAGAGAAGCCTGTCAGCGTTGCCAATCTCGCCTATATGCAGAGATTACGGCTTATCCACGCAAAGTTATTCTTGCACTTGGGGGGCCTTCGTTACAATCCCTACTCAACAACTTCGACCTGAAGATTACCAAAGAAAGAGGCAAGTTATTTCGCACTAACTTTGCCTCTATTGGAATCGTTGCAGCGGTTCATCCCGCATTCCTTCTTAGAGGAGCAGGAAACTACACACAATTTGAGCGCGATGTCAAGTACGCAGTAGACCTCATGAAACATGGGGAGAAGGCTAGAAGGCTTCCCTCCGGTACAACATATGAAGTTTTGGACAATAAATCGTTGGTCCGAGATTTCATAAGCCTCCTAGAAAAGAAACCCCAGGATTCTGATATTGCAGCAGACATTGAAACGACAGGGTTCAATTATCAGACTGACCGAATTCTATGTACAGGATTTCAATATGAACCTGATAAGAGCGTCATAGTAACCGAGGGGTTGCTTGAGGATGGACTATTTCAGGAACATCTAAATTATACCTGGCATAACGGAAAGTTTGACTGCCGATTTCTGAGATTCAATGGTTTCGGAGGGGCTCGTGTTGATGACGATACGCTCCTGCTCTCGTATGCCTTGAATGAACGTCGAGGTATTCACGATCTTGATCAAGCTGCATCTGATTGGCTTGGTTCGGTGAATCATAAAGATATGGTGTCGGAGTTCTATAAAGGCTTCGTCATTGATGAGGCTACTGGCCAAAAGCGGCGTCGCAATCTGTCGGATGCTCCAAAAGACTTACTGTACGAATACCTAGCACGAGACATTAACGATACTTATCACCTGAAGGAGAAACTGTATCCTCAGGTAATGGAAGATAAGAACCTAAAGAAGTTCTATCTAAACCATCTATGGCCAGGATCAGAGTACCTACTGAAGCTCGAAATGAATGGAATGCTTGTTGATAGGGACCAGGTTCTCAAGAACTTCCACAGGTTGCACGATGAGCTCACTCAAATCGAACAACAGCTAAACAACGTTGCTATCCGGGCTATGGGAAAGGAAATCAATCCCCGCTCATGGCAACAAGTTAAAGCCTTGCTATACGGGGCTCTAAAACTTGGTCCCATGTCGTTGAGTACGAATGAGGACACTCTATTAACCCTCCCCAAGCATGAGGCTGTTACCCTACTATTAAAACATCGAGAGGCTGCAAAAGCTAAGGGGACATATGTTCATCCACTCATGTACGGCGATGACCGCAAACTAATCGTGGATGCCAAGGGTAAACAAACCAAAAAAGAGTCGATGCTCTACCCTGATGGGCGAACCCATAGCTCATACCTGCTTCACGGTACTCCCACCTCGCGGTTAGCATGTAGAGATCTCAACGTTCAAAACATTCCACGTGATCCCTTATTGCGAGGACAATTTATTGCTCGTCCTGGATATATTCTGCTGGAGTGTGACTATTCACAGGCAGAGCTTAGATCACTCGCTGCCCTATCTAAGTGTGAAGCCTTGATGGCTATTTTCCTGAATGACCTCGATCTCCATGTGGAGTTCTCGACGTATCTATTTGGGTCAAACTTTACACATGAAGAAAAGATGGCAGCCAAGACAGTTAATTTCGGTATACCGTATGGTCGTGAAGCTCCATCAATTGCAGCGGATCCTCAATTGAATACGAAGATGGATATTACCATCCAAAAGGCTCAGAGCTGGATTGATGGATGGGGAACTCGTTTTCCCGGAGCCTGGAAGTTCATTCAAGAATGTGCAATGGCCCCAGTACGTAACCAAACGATTGTCACGTGTTTCGGAAACAAGAAACGCCCAGGTGTTGTGAGTAGGGAAAAACTTAGGGATCTGCAAAATGAATCGCGCAACTTTCCGCACCAAAGCATCGCATCAAATCTCACAATCAGAGCCGGTATCGAGTTGTTTGATCTGCTGCGTGACGAATATGATACTCACATTATTAATACTGTTCATGACTGTATTGTTATGGAGACTCCTATAAATCTCCCACACATCTTTGAGGTTGCCCGCGTTGTGCAGAAGAAGATGGAAGAAATACCCACACGATTCCCAGCACTACGCATTGTACCATTTAAGGCTAGTGCCGAGGTTGGTCATCGTTGGGGTAACCTTGTAAAGCTCAAGACATTAAAGGATCAATCGACGTGCTACCTCCACAGCATGCCGAGAGATATTGCCGCCCATTAACCGACTAGTACGCGGAGTCTAAAATGAAAACGTGGCACCAAAATTGGAAATACAAGCTTGCATCCTTTATCTATCCGGAGCTCATTGAGATAACTACAGACTTGAATAGGCATTATCAATACAAGCAGTGGATAAGCGAGGCGCGCAAAGCATTTAGGGAGGCTGACAAAGTGTTTAGTGAATCCAAAGATGTGGTAGCCCGTAGAAGAGCCCGTGATGCTCTATACAAGGCATTACGCTTAAACAGCGTTATATTCGCCGATGAGATCACAGCTAACAAAATTCATATAGACAATTTAACGGAGAGCATCCCGCGAATCATTATCCAAGAATAACGTTGTAGTTCCTATGATGGTAGTACTTCCCGTAGGACCCCAAAAATAAGTTTGTCCGTCATGTTTTGCACATTGATTTCCTCCTTAGGTTGTTATATAATATAATTGGGGTTAATTCTACCCTAATTTTAGGAGAAAGTCATGAGCAACACTAAACCAAAGATTCAGGTTCCATGGGCAGAAGAGGAATCGGAAGTCCAAAAAATGAAGGAGCTCAAAACTCGCCAGTACTGGAGGGTATCTCGAATCTGGAATGGATTCGGTAATCCCATAACAGTACATAACGCAATCAACCAACTAAATAATGTCCTCTGTAATTTGGATACCCAACGGCCGTTGGCACAAAGGGCGTCATCTTTATTGAACTTGGTTGTAACTCATGGGAGTAAGCCGAAACAGAGAAAGAAACAGAAAAATGTGGAACTGAAACGAATGACAATCCTATAACAGAGTAATGCGAGGGAAGAATGAAAAGCTCAGAACTGTTCTCCGTTGATCCTAGAATTGCCGCATTCGAAAAGCAGGTATATGATACTCCTCTAATTAAGGATGCTGTTTGGAAGGATAAATATCTCCAGGCATCTATAGGCGAAACGCACCCATACCATGCATACGGACGGGTTGCAGAAGCAATCGCCCACTCTCCGGTAGAAACCGATCACGCTACAGCCACGACCGAATTCTTCGAAGTAATGAGCAGACGGCTCTTCCTTCCTGGCGGTCGAATTCTAGCAGGGGCGGGAACCTCCAAACGTGTGACGTTGATGAATTGCTACGTCAATGGTACGCTAGAAGATTCCATCGAAGGAATTTCTGAAGGCAAGAAGCGACTCATGATCACTTCCTCGATGGGAGGTGGAATGGGTACAGACTTCTCGCCACTCAGGCCATTAAACGCACTTATTGGCAAACTGGGTACGGGATCATCTGGAGCGGTATCCTTTATGGATACGTTCAATGCCGATGGTAAGACGATTCGATCTGCAGGTGAACGACGTGCAGCGCAGATGGGTATGCTAATCGATACACATCCAGATTTGCCTGACTTTATCCGTTCTAAGGGTGATGGGCTGAGAGATGGGACGGAGCGGCTAAAGGAATTCAACGTCTCTGTGATGATTTCTGATGCGTTCAAGGCTGCTGTCGATGATGATGAGGAGTGGCCCCTGTATTTCCACATCCCTCCGAGGTACGAGCGCCAGGCTGATTTGATTGAGCGGGACTTCGAAGATGACAATGGAGTGAAGCAGTATGTCTATTCAATTTGGAAAGCTCGGGATCTGTGGAATCTTATTACGGAATATACCTATGAGTTCTCTGATCCTGGTATTTTCTTTATTGATCGAGTCAACTCCCTCAATAACCTCTCGTACTGTGAATACATCTCATGTACAAATCCTTGTGGAGAGCAACCACTCCCACCAAATGGAACGTGTAATCTCGGAGCAGTAAATGTTGCCAACGTAGTAGTTAATCCCTTCACAGATAAAGCCGATATCAATTGGGAACTCCTTGCCCGGGTTGCTCGAGTTGGAGTACGCTTCCTGGACAACGTTATCAACGTGACGAACTATCCCCTTAAGGAACAAGAACAAGAAGAGTTCAACAAGCGTCGTATTGGTTTGGGTATCCTCGGACTAGGTACGATGTTTGCTGAAATGAAGGTTCGGTACGGATCTCTGGAGAGCGTACAGCTAGCTCGACGGGTAATGAAGACGATCTGCATCGCAGCATACGAGGAATCTGTTCGATTAGCTGATCTTCGTGGGAGCTTTCCCTTCTACAAGGATGAGATCGTTGATTGTGGATTCATTGCCCAGAAGTTGGATGAGGACCTCAAGACGCAGATTCTGGAGATTGGGCTCCGTAATGGTGTTATTCTGACTATTGCACCTGTTGGTACTGGGGCTATTGCATTCGGAAACGTATCTTCTGGGCTCGAGCCTGATTACGCACATGAGGTTGTTAGGCGAGTAAGACAGGCTAACTCTGAAGAATTCAAGGAATATGTCGAGAAGTCATATACCAAAAGGTTCTATGAATTCTGCACAGGCAAAACAGATACCCCTGATTACATGGTAACTGCTGAACAGCTCACCATCTTGGAGCATATCAAGGTACAAGCAGCACTTCAAGAATGGGTTGATTCCTCAACTTCAAAGACGATCAACGTACCTCAGGATATCACAATCGAGGAATTCCGTGAAGTCTATGAACTAGCCTATCAATATGGACTCAAGGGAACGACTACCTATAGGCATTCTAAGTGGCGTGAATCCATTCTCAAGGCCGCCACCCAGACAAAGGAAGAGTCTCCCAAGAATCATAAGAGGCCTTCGGTACTCAAGGGGAGCACTTATAAGCTTAAGTGGCCTTCGATGAACAGCTCCATGTTCGTCACCATCAACTATCGAGACGAACGTCCATACGAGATCTTCTTTGCCTCGAAGGATGCGAAGTACTCGGAATGGATGACGGCACTCACCTTGATGATCTCCAACATCATGCGTAATCAAGATCATCCAGAGAGCATAATCAACGAACTCAAGCAGGTCGTTAGTGCCCATGATGCTCAATGGTCCAACGGAAAGTTTACCCCTTCGTTGGTAGCGAAGATTGCGCATACGATTGAGGAAGACTTTATATCAAATGGGATCATTGAGGCTCCAGAGGAATTAATCAAGGAGTCTGATTTAGTCGCGCGGCAAGCGGGAGGGAAAAAAGATGTAGGAGAGATCTGTCCTTCCTGTCGTGCACCAACGCTCACGATGCAGGAAGGTTGCAAGAAGTGCGTATCATGTGGCTACAGCGCCTGTTGAGCCATGTCATGCATGAACATTACGAACGGGAGTTTGAGATGGAAGAGAAGGTATATCACGGAATAATTCCCCCCTCAGAACCAATAGCGCCTAAGAAGGGAGAAGGCAAATACAAAGACGGCAATCCAAAGACTGCATTGGGGATCAAGAAGCCCCCAACGTTCTATACGCCATACATTCCGTACATGGAGTATTCCCTCGTGCATATGCAGGGGGCATTTAAGTACGGACAGTTCAATTGGCTGGACGATCCCATTAGTATCTCTACTTATACCGATGCGGCCGTTCGCCACATTGGGTTGTATCTTGCGGGACAGCGTAATGCTTCGGATACGGGGTTGCATCACCTAGCTCATGCAATGACCTGCTTGTCAATCATCATTGATGCGGAGGCACATAATACTCTCATTGACGATCGATTCACATACAGGGATAGTAAGGGGCAGGAAAAACGATACCAGGTTCTCGAGCGGTATATTGCAGCTGCGGAGCCTCGAACCAAGGATGTGTATGATAAGTGGTTTGGATTCAAGGAAAAGATGGAGGCTAAGTAATGTGGTACTTTCTTGCATATATCGGATCAATTCTCCTCGTTAATATTCTGTTCTCCTATGTACCACTCATTGAGACACCTATTGGTCTACTGAGTCCTGTCGCTATTATCGTGGGTGGTGTATTTGTTGTTCGAGACTTCGCGCAACGAGCAGTGGGGCACCACATTCTATGGGGTATCCTCATTGGTTCGGTGCTATCGTGGTGGTTTGCTGAGCCATTCGTTGCAGTTGCATCGGTATTGGCCTTTGTATCATCAGAGGTGGCTGATTGGCTTCTCTACACCGTCACCAAAAAGCCATTCTACCAGCGAGTCTGGATTAGCTCCCTCCTTTCGACTCCGATTGATACTTTGGTTTTCCTCTATTGGATTGACCAGATGCATATTGGTACGGCGATCCTCATGATTGCATCCAAACTCCTAGCCGCAGGAATCATCTGGTGGTTGGGTCACTCTGGGAGGTACGGATATCAACTGGCTCGTACGTAATCATTCAATATCAACAATTGGACCCCTTAATCGGGGTCCTTTTCCTCTAGGAGCACACATGAAGGCGTATCATGAACTTCTTCAGACTATTCTTGACCATGGTAATGATCGTAGTGATCGCACAGGTACTGGAACCCGCAGTTGCTTTGGCCTTCATTTTAGGCATAATTTGGCAGAGGGCTTTCCATTACTTACCACAAAACAGATGAACTTCAAGAGTATTGTTGTTGAGTTGCTCTGGTTTCTTCGGGGCGATACCAACATCAAGTATCTCCTGGAAAATGGAGTGCATATTTGGACCGCAGACGCCTACCGCATGTACAATAACGCACCCCACCAATCAGGTGATGCATATGCCAATAGTATCCCACACTTTGAGGAATTGATACTTACTAATCCAGAGTTTTGCCAGAGATATGGTGATCTTGGTCCAGTATATGGGAAGCAATGGCGTGAATGGGAAGTAGCTGGTTCAGCGCCTCCTGTATTCATTGACCAAATTAAGAATGTCATCGAGTCTATTAAGAAGAACCCTGAAGGGAGACGACACATTGTTGCCGCTTGGAACCCCTCGGAAGTGGATAGCATGGCTCTACCTCCTTGTCACTGTCTATTCCAGTTTTACGTACATGATAACAGACTCTCTTGTCACATGTATCAGCGCTCTGCTGATGTGTTTCTGGGGGTTCCTTTCAACATTGCGTCCTATGCACTCCTCACGCATATCATCGCTCACCAGTGTGGGCTGGGTGTGGGCGAGCTCATCATTAGCTTTGGTGACGTTCACATTTACAACAATCACATGGATCAAGTACGTGAGCAACTAACTAGAGAGCCCAGGCCACTTCCACAACTCCTAATTGAGGGTAGATTCCAGCAAGTCGATCAGTACGAAGTCAGAGACTTTCAAATCTGGGGGTATGATCCTCACCCGGCCATTCGCGGCGAACTCTCTGTAGGAGCTTAATAATGTCAAGCAGTGATAAAGAACTTGGACAGCTGGTACACGAGCGACTCGTAAAGCTAGGAATCGAGACTCCTATGGAAGCCACTATCGATCCTGAAGCTGAGGGGAGGATTGCCAAGAATATCCATAACGTAATGAGTCTGCTTGGCCTCCATCTAGGCGATGATTCGTTAAAGGATACGCCTAAGCGCGTGGCGAAGATGTTTTGCTATGAGGTCTTTTCGGGGTTAGATTATGACAACTTTCCAAAGTGTACCACCGTTGAAAATAAGTTTCGTTACGATGAGATTGTGCTTGTTCGGAATAATATTGTGCGATCGACGTGCGAGCACCATCTCCAACCCATTTACGGCAGAGCATCCATTGCATATATACCAGGAAAGAAGGTTCTTGGGCTTTCGAAGTTTGCACGAGTTGTTGACTTCTTCGCCTCACGACCCCAGGTTCAAGAGCGTCTTACAGAACAAGTATATGCTGCACTATCGTATATTCTGGAAACAGAAGACATTGCTGTCGTGGTTGAGGCAGATCACTTTTGTATGCGAATGAGAGGAGTCGAAGAAGCTTGTTCCGACACCGTCACGTCCAAACTTGGGGGGCGCTTCCGGGTCAATGAAGCCTTAAGAGCTGAGGTAATGGGATTCGTTAGAGATGGACATGCAAATATCAAGCTGTGAAGAGTGGAAAGCCATTAAAGGAACTTCACTTGAAGTATCTAATATGGGAAGGGTAAGAAGTCCCAGAGGAGTACTCAAACCCCAACTTGAAGGAGGAGGATATTTGTATGTAAGGGCATACAGACCAAAAAGGAACATTAAGATCCATATTGCTGTGTGTGAAGCATTTCATGGACCAAGACCATCTCCAAGCCATATGGCACTCCATAGAGACGACATCAGAGCTAACAACAGAGAAGATAATCTGTACTGGGGTACGCGTGAAGATAATACGCAAGATATGCTTACTAATGGAAATAAACACAAGCGAGGTAATGGCTTTGATGGGCCCAAAAATCCTAATGCCAAACTAACAGAAGAACAACGAAAGGAAATAGTGAGATTAGGCCTGGATAAGGGATTATCTGGGAATCAAATAGCAGGAATGTTCAATATATCGAATTCTGCCATTCATAAGATTCTGCAGGATGCTCGTCGAGAAGTCCTGGCTCTTATACAAGGAGGTAACAAATAATGTCAAGAAGGTGTACGCTCAAGAAACCTGATGAGATTGAGTACATTCATGTAACAACAGAATCTTTAGATATAGCTGAATCGTTCTGTCTAGGTTCAATCAAAGGAATCTCATTGCCCAGAAAGGATAGATGCATTGATTTCTGGTCGAAGAATAGAGATACCGAACAACGTGCTAATATAGGCGATTACATAGTTAGATTCTTTCCTGGAATATTTGAAGTATATCCAGCGGAAATGTTCCACCAACTGTTCAAGGATACCGATGATGTCTGCTACTAGGAAGATTAAGAGAGTATATACAGCAGACCAAATGGCATCCAATACCGAGGGTGCTGGCTATTGTGTAGGATGGAAGGGAGTCACCGAAATACGGGAGGTACAGGAGAACCTGGGTACCTATGGTATACTCTGGTTCGAGGCTTATATTGGTGATGTGTGTATAGGTAAGATCAATGCACTCCAGGTTCTAGAAGTGGAATACTTCCATGAGTAACCTGATCGTAGAGGTTATTCGGGGTAAGGTTGCGTATGAGGTAGAACTTGATTATACTTGGGAAGACCGAAGGAATAACCTCCTAAACTTTACCATTGAGAACGTTACAATTATCGCAGGAGGTCCCCTTGAACATGACGTCGATCCTGGAGTATTTGCTGATAGTCTAAGTGAAGATGAAACCCGGGCAATCGAGGAAGCAATAAAGGAGCACTCCGAATCATGATACTGTCGGCACAAAGCATTAGGGAGTTATGCAAGGAACCGTGGGCATCCATAATGGGGTGGCAGTATCCTATGATTGAACCGTTCGTTGCGAGATCGGTCGATGACGCCTCAGGTAAGTCATATGGACTATCCTCTTGCGGTTATGACATTCGCGTAGACAAATTCAAACCGAACCGCGATAGTGATTCCAAGGACTGCGTTAGGATGATGAATGGAGACTTCGTTCTTGCGAGCTCTGTTGAGCGAATTAAGATGCCCAATAATCTCGTGGCTATCGTACACGATAAGTCTTCATGGGCTAGAGAGGGGCTTGCAGTACAAAATACAGTACTGGAACCTGGATGGGAAGGATTTATCACCCTGGAACTCACCTTTCATAGACCAGCACATCATTTGGTATTGAAAAGCGGTATGCCCATTGCTCAGATTATGTTCCATCAGCTTGATGCAGTAACAGATCAGCCCTATGAGGGTAAGTATCAGAACCAACCAGATGAACCTGTGGAGTCAATTTATGAAAAAACCCCTAAGTAGTAACCAGGTAGAAGAGCGGATAGAGCGTATTAGAAAAGCTATGGAGGATGAACATAACCCAATAAAGAAGACTGCTGGGGTTTCTGCCTTAGTTGAGTTAGTCGAGTCAACAGTCCTCTGCATTCACCTACTAGCCGAAGGAAAGGAAAGCGACAATGAGTGAAAATGAACGCAAGTACCTCATCATGATTAACAAGTACAAGGAGACAATCACTGACCTCGAAATCAAGTGTGCGACCTTCCAGGTAGTTATCGAGGATCTCCGCGCAGAACTAGACCAGCTTAAAGATAATACAAAAGGGAAAACGCCCCAACCCGAAACTGTGGAAGCGGATCCTGATCCTGAACCTGCACAGCTCAAAAAGAAGTAGGGCCCCCAATTAAGGGAGCCCTCGTAGGAGCGGTCACCTCCTACTACCCTTGGATCCGGAGGCTAGGATCCAAGGGGTTTTTTTGCCTTCCATCGGCCGTACCACGCAATAGCACCGCCAAGAAGGGAGGCAATTGAAGTCGCAAGCGTAATCCCCTGGGAGATGTTGTCGACCCAGAAAGCTTGGTCTTCAGCATCGAAGGAATATCCCAAGAGTCCTGCAACACCCGCAACGCCCGCAATAATAGCACCCCAGGTAACTCGGCTCTGATACCAGGGCTCGTTGTTGGTGAGATGCTCCAAGACAGGCTGAATAGCCTTCTCGATCTTGGGAATATCAGTATTCTTGACTGTAGAGGCTCGGAGTGCCTCGTTTACAGTCTGGCTAGTCTTTTCGTCAACCATAATAATTCTCCTTATGTTTATGCTTTAGGCTGAGCCTGAACGACCTTCTTCTGCTGATCCAGAATAGTAGCATATGCGTTCTGGATCGTAGTTAATGCCGTAATGGTATCGGTTGGAGGATTAGCACAGGTATCAATGATGATCCCATATGCGGTGTTCTCTGCTTCGAGGACCTTTCCAATTTTGTCCTGTTGTACTAGTGCAGCAATTGCATTGAATGCAAAGTGAATAGTCGGAGCTTTTTGGCAGAGCTTTGTGAACTGCTCTGAATTGCTCACCTTTGCAACCTGACTATCAAGCTGGCATCCGGAGAGCGCAAGTCCTGCGACGCATGCGAGAATAATGTGTTTCATAGTAGCCTCCTATGTTAAGCCAAGTTTGTTTCAATTGATCCAGCGAGGGTCGTCTGCTTTAGTACGGGACCCGACAGCTTAAACGTTAGAGGTTCCCTGAGCCCCCGACACTGACCCTTTGAGACTCTGGCGATTGAAACTTTGTTCGACTGGTTTCCTCCTAGAATATGATATGCAGTCGGATCATGCCCCACAACGATACCCACATGACCTCCCCCATCACGCTTAAATACAGCAATGCTTCCGAGGAGAACTTCCGTGATACCCAGACTCTTACCAAACTTGAGCCAATTAAGGGCCCACAAGGGATTAGTTGGAATAACTTCCTCGGGGAGAGTAGTTGCTATCAAATAAGCTACGAATGCCCCACACCAGGGGATTGCCGATGTATCCAACTTCATCAGCTTGTCGAGATTTTTGGCATTATTCACTTCATGAAGGCCAATCAAGGACTTCCCTAGGGTAATCCATGGAGGCATTACTTCCTTTCCTATAATGATGGCTGGGAATAGAACTGTCGTGGTCTTAGGCCCAACAATACCATCAACAGTAAGGGGGGGATGAGCTCTCTGGAATGCTTTTATTCCGGCCGTGGTTCGTCTGCCCGGGAGACCATCAATGGGGCCCGGATCGAATCCGAGCTCCTTCAGCCTCTTCTGGATTTGCAACGTTGTTATAGACACGACTCACTCCTTTCAGTACAGTGGGAGTATTATCTCACTAGGAAGAATAGACCCAGCTACAATCTTATCCGCAGTTATTGCGGACGCCGCAATTTGGTTCGGGGTGACTAACCCCACAGCAGGATGAGCCGTATTAACCGCACCTACGGGGAAAGGCTCATTACCCAGGCTCACGCCCGCTGAGGCTGAGTCAGTAGAAGCCTTCATTGCGAGTACGGAAATAAGGGGAGCTAATCCCATCATGGCAAGGAACGAACGCCTTTTCATTATTCGTCTCCTACGGCAGGAGGAGCAATTACTTCACTATCGGACGGGAAACACGGCCCGAACGAGCCATCGGGAAACGACGCCACCTGATTGCCCTCGACATCGTACAGGTAGAGCCCGCTACCATCCTTTTCCTGTCGAACAGCTGCAGCAATCGTTACGGTGCTACCATCCTTCATCATCACTTTGTAAGCCATTTTAGTCTCCTTGTTTGGGTTAGTTAGCTGTTAGACTTCATAGTTGCGATATGATGCAATGACCTCATTATTTGAGTCCTTTATAATTACTCCGCCTCCTTCCTGTACTTCCTCTACTGAAAATTCCTCCGAACTAACGGGAGCCTCACAACATACGAGCGCTCTATCGGATATCCAGTATACACACAAACCGTCAGCATCGAAGAACTTAAGATCAGTTCCATTGTCCTCCATTCTTGAGGCTTCAACTTCCACCTCAAACCCATTGGTGTACGTAACCAAATACTTCATGTTACTTTAACCTCTTCATAGCTCCAGTAAAAGTTCCAGAGCCTCCGCCTAACAGCGCGTACGTATACGTCCCGGCAGAACGAATGTCGCTTATAACCGTCCGAGTATACTCTCCGAACGTATATATCAGTGTAGGCGTTCCGCTAAGAGTAACGTAGACCCCGAGAGTCGGTGTACCTACCTGAACCCATATCATAACTGGAATATTCAGCGAGTCGTACGTTATATCTATGTTACGATTAGTCCCCGCTCCGCCTGTATATGGGTAGAAGAACTCAGTGAATGCGTTGTTCGCAATCTTCAGAGTCTCTACCTGCAGGTCTCCTATCTTAGCCATGATACTCCATCACTTCTTCACATACTCGCCGAGGAGTGTTCCACTAGTATTCGATGTTCCTGACGATCCCGTCACAGTTTTGTAGATGTCGTAGGACGGACTGGATCCAGGAGAACGATCCATTACCGATCCGTTCCAGGCTGCTATGTACGTAGTAGCATTGGTCGTTTGCGACCGGGTAAAGAGTACAGCTGCGGTTCCGGATGTTCTCCGAACTTGTATTTGTAGTGTTATGGATGGACTTGGGCCAGATCCTTTCAGCTCTACTACGCACGTCCAAAAGAGGAGCACGGGATTTCCCTCTGGAAGGGATATTGAGGTAATAGTACCTACTCCCCCAGATGTATGGTTGTAGGTGGACTGTACGGTTCCCGTGAGAGCCGTATTTCCTATCTTGATTGTATCTACCTGGAGACTCCCAATCTTTGCCATCTACTTCACCGAATGGAACGCCTTGAGAATTCCCGACTGTATTGTCACGCTGGCACCAGCACCTCCGCCCCCACTTGTATTGATGAGCCACGATAGCTTATAGGCTGGGTTGGCACTCATACCTACGTCCATTCCGAACATATCCAGAACAGTAATAGTTCCGGTACTACCTCCATCCCAGTGAAACGAAACCGCATCTATTAGGGTATTATCACCCACCCTTCGGATGTCTGCGTCTATGTCAGCCCAAGCACTGGTTCCTCCTCCTGTGTATTTACAAGTCATCTGAGCCCATAGAAGATTGGGAAAGTTTCCCGGGTTAGAAGTAGAGACTTGCATACCACTCGACATCGTAGTATTCTGGATAACCTTTGTAACCGCGTTAGCCGCAACATTGATGACGTCAACAGCAAGGTTCTGTATCTTAGCCGCTAGCGTGTCGACTTTAATCAACGGAGCAGGCTTGTCGCTCCAGTCGTAGAGAACCTCCATAGTGCATTCTGTCTCGGAGAGTCTATAGTACTGGCACTGCCCAAATACGACTCCGGATGACTGTCTTTGAGCTTCCATCAGACGTATTCCAGAGCCTCTCAGGTCTTCTGGATCTAGCTGCGACAACGTACTAATCGTCTTGACTACAGATCCAGGAGTGAGTCGATGCACGACTCCACCTTCCTCTACTGCAACTCCCTTGCCTGGCGCTACGAGGATAGCCGAGAACCCCTGAAGTACTCCCAGCTGCATTGCCAACGATGGGAGAGCCTCAAATAAGTTGTCGATGCATCGAGCACACATTTCAGCAAGTACAGGTCCGAGGAAGGAGGGGCCCGACCACGCAAGAAGACAACCCTTGTTAGGCAGAGGGAACACCTTTGGGGCCAAGTGATTGAGTCCCTTAGTAGACTCATCGTAATGTCCAGTATCGGCAAACAGATGAGCCTCTCTGTGGGTGATCAGTACGTTGATCGCAGTCACTCGAGGCCTCCCACATCTAAGCTTTGAACCTTTGCCGAGGTAATAGCTCCGTTGGCTATCTGGGCGTTACTAACTTGCAGGTTAGTAGTCGATAGGTGAGATGTAATAATTGCGCCTGCTTGTATCTTGCCTGAGGAAATAGCATTGGAGGCGATCTCGGTAGCACCGATAGCACCGGCTTGGATTAACCCAGAGGTAATTGTATTAGCCTGGATTTTGTTCCCTGTAATCGAGTTAGCGGCTATCTTATCTGCAGTCACCGCCCCATCAACAATAAGCTCGCCTGATGAAGCTCGACGACACAGGAATCCTCCAACTTTGTACTGCTGCTGGGCACCAACGGCATTCGTCTTTGCCGTCACAAATCTCGCTCTTTTAGCTGAAGCTGGAACAACCGCCTTAATGTCATTCGTCAGGAGCGTATAGCTCGACCCCTGAATGATGTATGGGCCGTCAGTTACTGTTCCCGCACCATTCTGCCACTGAATATATACACGAGCCGAGCTAGTTGTAGGTCCTAGAGTACCTGAAAATCGTAGTTGGGCTTGACACCATAAGGTCTCTCCGGAATTGACTGGGAACCACTTGCTGAACAATTGGGCATAGCTAGTATCTGGCCCACTTAGCACTGCTATGTTGGAGCTATTCCATGAATCCGCATCCCCCTCGATCGTGGCTGACGAAAGTTGGAGATCGTTCGACTTACTCCAAGCGTTGAAGTCCTGCATGTCGTTGTCAGGAACAATATTGTTGAAATCAGCAATAATAAGATTCGACGCATAGATAGCGTTCGCCGCAACTTTATCGGCAGTGACACTATTCGCAGCAATCTTAGCGGCCGTAACCGCATTAGATGCAATTTCGGTTGCAGTTACGGCTCCTGCATTAATTTTGGCCGTGGTCACTGCGTTCGTTGCGATTTCGGTAGCTGTAACAGCTCCTGCATTAATTTTTGCAGTTGTAACACTGTTAGAGGCGAGCTCAGTCGCAGTAATTGTCCCGGCAACAATCTTAGCCGCAGTGACTGCATTGGTAGCAATCTCATTTGCGGTAACTGCCCCGGCATTAATCTTCGCTGTGGTCACTGCATTTGAGGCTATCTCGTTTGCGGTGATCGCCCCTGTATTAATTTTTGCCGTGGTTATTGCATTTGCAATGATCTTATCGGACGTAACAGCGTTGGATTGAATGGAGGCAGCCGAGATTGCGTTCGCAGCCACCTTATCGGCCGTGATAGCGCCGTCAACAATCAACTCACCAGAAGCTGCGCGACGAACGACGACGCCCCCAAAGATATAGGATGCCGGAGTGGTGTTATCCTTATGCGCCTGGATCAATCCGAATTTTTTGCCTGCCGGAACCGGCACATTGAGCGAGCCCGTCACTGGAACGAATGCCGACGTACTTACGATCGTTTGGTAAACGCCGTTGTCCTTAGCCTCGCTGTCGTAGAAATAAATTCGAACTGAACAACCTCCAGACCCGGCTCCGGACCTGCGAATCTGAGCCTGCACCCAAAGCGTCTCATCCGCGGTTACGGAGAACAACCGACTCTGAACAAATCCATAGTTTCCCGCGCCGGAATCGTCTCGGATAATATTGGAACTCGTCCAAACGGTAGCATTTGCTCCGTCGCTGGATGCCGCAACAAGGGTGCGGGTGCCTCCCCATGCACCATTGTCCTGCATGTCCGCGTCTGGACAGATGTTGTTGAAGTCGCCGATGTAGAGCTTCGAAGCGACAACAGCGTTCGCGGCAATCTTATCGGCGACGACGGCGTTAGCCTGAAGCTTAGGCGTCGAAATCGCGTTGTCGTCGATCTTGGTGTTGGTGATCGCGTTGTTAGCGATCTTCGAAGCATCTACAGCCAGAGGACCTAGCTTAGCGTTGGTTACCGCTTCATCTGCTAATTTAGATGCACTGATAGCCAGGTCGGCAATCTTGACTTCAGTTACAGCACCTGCATTAATCTTACTCACAGTAACTGCATTATCTGCCAACTTATCCGACAGTACCGCACCAGTTGCAATCTTCGCAGCAGCAACAGCACCATCGATGATCTTGCTGACGGTTACCGCATTGTCCGCAATCTTGGCTGAGAGTACGGCTCCTGTGGCGATCTTGTTGGCTTCAACAGCAGCATCGGCCAACTTGAGGGCAGTAACTGCACTATCCATCAACTTGGATGCAGTAACTGCCGCATCTGCGAGCTTGGCTGAGGTGATGGATCCATCCAGAACGTCGGCCTCTATGTGAGACCATGCACCATTGGAGTAAGTCCAGAGGAGTCCCGCATCTGCATCGAACCAAGTGCGGCCCTCGAAGTTAGCTGGATCGCTGTCACTTGGGGGACCCTCATGGAGCTCAACAGGAGCCAGGCCATCTGCAAACTTAGTGATGCTTACTGCGCCATCAGCAATATCATCACCAGTAAAGAGGACTAGATCAGTAACGAATCCATCCCAATCTGACCAGTTGGTCTTCCTACCAGAAATAGGAACAAATATCGCCCTACCTTGGTAGACCTCATCTGGAAGGAGTGATCCCGCCGGAATGGTTATAAACTTTGAACCTGAAACTAGCTCTCCATAGTCGAACACATTATCATAATCAATGCTCCCGGAGGAGACCAGACGGATTTGAATCCTGATGCTCTTAACATCAGCCTGATCCCCTGCGAACTCTGCAATGGCCGTTGCTCTGCGAGCCTTCGTTGCATTGTCATAGATTATGTGTGGCCTAATATCCCATCCAGGAACGCCTTGTAAGCTCGGATGCTTTGTACCCCAATTAGTTGGGACAATCGGGCGATAATCGGTGTCATAATCGTAATCATAGTCACTCGGATCAATTTCGACTAGATCAACAATGACATCCAGATTAGGAAGATCCTGTACACCCTCAACCCTGAATTGTTTGTTAATGTACCCGTTACTATTTGATGTAAACTCACCAATTGCCCCAGGAACACAATACTCCCAGTACTCCGACGGAAGACCTAGAGTGTGGCGTCTATCTCGTTGCCCTTCAAGAATAGCCGCACGCATTACCCGTTGTACTTGGTTAGGGTATGGAACCAAATCAAGAGATACATCGGTTACAAGTCGTCTATTCCCTGCAGCCACCTCAAGATCGGTTCTGTACATAGGAGGAGCATCTCGGGAATTCCATCCGTCCTCAGGGCTCGGAAACTTACCCGTTGCACCTGTTATAGTCTCCTCTAGAGGCTTAAACGGAGTAAAAATGCGCTCCGAGGTTGAAATTACGGTAGAATCGTCAAAGAAGAACGTAGGCTCTGGGGGCTCTCCTATAAACATGGAATATTTGCCGCCAAATTCAGATATGCGAGCTAATCCAGCGGCGCACATTGTATCAAGTGTCTCGTTTATATTGACGTTTACTGGGAGCTCAATCGAACACCTAAATTCAGGCTCAGACAAAGGCCCATCTGGGCCATCAACAGGATTCCTAGCTTTATTAACCGCATCAATCCAATCATCCGCAGGGAGGCGAGATTGATGGAGATTCTGGAGTCCATAGAACCATCGTCCTCCATGATACAGACCCCGAAGAACTGCATAGGCCTGAACCGGGAGCAAATAATCACCATCGCCACCCCAGGTAGACTGATCATTCCATCGATGGGATCCACTACCTCCTTGGGTTGAATCCTTTGTGATGTCGTACAACTTTGCTCCGAGAACTTCAAACAGGAAGTCCGGGAATCCCGAGAATAGCGATTCCTCTATCTTCGCCGTGACGATAACATAGGATATTCCAAAACCAACACGAGTACTCTCATACGGATGCTCTGGGCTGCTAACCTTGCTAACGAGGAAGGGATCGGCTTCTGTCTGGGTACCATCGTAAAACTTGACCCAGAGATGAGGATTACCTCCGGGACTATATTGGGTTACGGGCTTCCCAAAATCAGCATGAGACGTGCTTTCAATATCACACTTGACACCATCAATCCAAATTCCAGTTAGTGCCTGGCACTTCCAGTCGGAGAGTGCAATCACCCAGACAAGGTACTCATTAGGTGCACCTCCAGGAGCATCATAGGTATTTGCATAAACTAGTGAGCCTTTTACTCCGCGCCAACCCATTATTATAGATCGGGGAACGGTTTCACCTGCCTGAAGGGATCCCTCAATACTAAATGAGGGCTTCTTGGTCTTCTTTTGTAGGAGGAGATTGATACCAATACCAGCAACAGTCTTTAGTACCCACGCTGTCGCCGTTACAAAGAAGCTCGTAGATGATGCTCCAATTAGCAGCCCTACAGCATTTGCAATTGCAGTAAAAATAGCCATTATAGTGCTCTCATGTAGGTAGTTTCTACGGCTGAGTACTTCATCAATTTATACAGTCGGCTCACCTGAGGAAAACATTCCTGCGATTTCATTGATATGAATTTGCATCCTTTAGATCTTGCCCACTCTTCGTACATTCGGAGCATTCTAATTGCCTCACCCGGATTCCTCCTAGCAGCCTCCGATAGATACCATACAGTCTCCGCAGCTACTCTGAAGTCACCAAATGGATGGGTAAAAATCGAAACCATCAGGATTCCAGAAACCTCCCCAGTAGACGAACACAATATCCAGGTAATTGCATTGGGTAGGTAAATATGCAATTCGGCGAGTCTCTTAGCATGATGAGGACTCCACTCTCCCTGAAGTACGCTTCGGCCATCAAAATATCCGGCAAATTCGGAGCTCTCCCTTAGGAGCTCAACGATTCCATCGATATCCTCTGGGGTGGCTTCCCTGATCATCAATTTCTCCCTGGAGCACCATCAGTTACTCGATCCCGTCCAGTAGATCCTCCAGTAGCCGATTGATTAGCCGGTGATGCTGGTTGAGATGTCGACACCTTGCCGTTAATCTTGCCCCAGAAGTGAACCCAGGTACCAACAGTAGCACAGTCCTTATAGAAATCGTCTCCTGGGTGCCATATCTGTTGGCTTTCGTGGGATCTTGTTTCAGGATTGCTCCTGATCATTTCCTGAGTATGGGATGTGGCAGTTATAACAACCTGTCCCTCAGATCCCTCTTCAGGCTCAGTAACTTCTATATCGTTAATAAACCCATAGAATCGGCATTCAGCCGGATCAACTAGTTGCTTGGTATGTAAGTCGAGCATACCTATATAAATTTCTACTGGTGCTAGTTTGGCATCGTATAGCCTAAAAGCCTGAGCAACTAGGCTATCAATTTGTGACATTGTGATTGTAACAGTCTGAACTGTGATGCTCAGAGTAGCAACAATCTCACTGATCGAGATTAGCCCTCCGGCCCCATAAAAGGCCCTAGTCACGGGATTATTAGTTGCCGGCTCCCTAACCTGAGCCACTAGCGAAGCCTCATCCGAGCAGAATCCTACACTCTCCCGCAAACCTGTCGATCTGTTCCGCGCAGATATCCAGAGGAAGTCTCTACTATCGGTAGACGACTTCTTTCGGGCAGCTCTATTGGCAGCACTAATATATCTTCCAGGCATTACAGATCCCCCACGATGAGACTTTGATACGCACTGAATGATACTGTCGACTTCATGACGTCAACCTGAGTAACTTTTACAGAACCATTTACCAGCTTGAAGACTCCTGTAGGCTTCTTGAATACGAGGGCTTGCCCTGAAATGTCTGAGGTATTTAGGTGCGGGCGAACCTCAAATGAAGGCGATACACCGGAACCGTTACAAGTAACCGTCTCCATAACCTGACCCAAGTAGCGTATGGGATCTGATGTTACGGGATCCGTAAAGTTAAAGTGAAAGTAGTCACCCCGACTAATCTTGAAGTTCGCCGGGGCAGAATTGATAACTAGGCTCTTATAATTACCTCCGACTGTCTGAATCTTAGCCGTATCGGCAAATACTCCGGTGGGATACTCTCTCGGATACTGACGCCTCAAGTCTCCTGCATAGAAAGTAAATATCCCATCCTCGAGGCTATTAAGGATCGCCTCAAGATCCAAAATGACGTCATGATCTCGAGGAACCGATCCCCAAGAACCATTCCATAATTGAGGCCCCAGACTTTTTGACCGGCTCCGGCCATTAGCCTGTCTGCTCAGTTGATTCCGAGCTTGCAAATAGAACTCATTGGTTGCGAATCCAACGGAACTAAATACATCGGTCCGAGGAAAACTAATGGCCATTATCCACCTATTAACTTATTGCTGTTCTTTCCAGAAGCTCTTGCCACTGCGAGGTTAAACTGCTTGCTCGTGGTAAAGCCCTTAAATGCCTTCTGTGTGATCTCTACACTCACACCTTCTTGACGAGCAAGTATCTGACCAACTAGATCTTCACTCAATTCAATCTTGACAATCGAAGCTCCTGATCCACCAGAACCGACTGCTTGAATTCCGAGATCACCTGTAGACGTTCTTGCAAGAGGAAACACACCTTCAGTTCCAGCCTCACCAAGAATTCCTGTTGCCCCATTTGCCATAGGGAAACTCGTGGGGGAATTAAATACCTGTCCAGTGTTATAGCGGAGAACTCTACCATTGCTCAGGGCCGCACCTTTTTCAAACAGGCCAACACCGAGATCTGCCATAGCATAATCCCAGGAGGAAAAACCCCCACCACTCCCACCAAAATTGAAGATCTTTCCGAGTACTCCACCGAGACCACCAAATCCCCCCGATAATGTCTTCTCATTAGTACCAAATATAGCGTTCTTGAGTGGATTGGTTATTGCAAGCTGCATCCAAGTCTTCAAGATGTCACGGGCAACACTCTTCGCAACGTTCTTAAGCGTCTCTAGAGCATTTGCTCCATTAAATACCATATCGAGAATTGCATCGTCAATGGCATCGAACGCTCCTGCAATTGCATCCCTCATGGCGAATATCGCCTCGTTCTGCTTTTGGAGCTTGTCGATCTGTTCGAGCATATCAATTAGTTCTTTGGACTTCTCTGCAATGAACTCGGTTGATACTCCAGCCTTCCTCATTGCCTTAGCGTACTTCTCGACTTCCTTTTCCCTCTTGAACTTTTCGTTGAGCTGATCAATTACAGCCTGAGGGCCCTGCAATGCTAGCAATTCTTCCCTTGAACGCTCAAGAGCCTCATTCATACTATTAATAGCCTCAGCCCTTCTCTGCGCGGCTTTAGCTGCCTTAGAATCTCCAGATCCTGATATGTCAGCATTCGAGCCTAGGTCCTCCTTAAGAGGCTTACGTGATCCTCTTGAATTGGGTCCTTGACTGCGCGACATCATTTCGAGCATCTTGGCTTCTTCGGTGAGCTCGGTGAATTGCTTTTTAGTCTCTGCAAATACGCTACCCTGCCTAGCCATGATGTTCTTAACTTGGGTGCTCATAGCATCATGGGCATCCCTATATGTATTTTCAACTTCCTGCCAGACGTACTTAGTTGCCTTAGCTTCCTCAGTGAACCTCTTACCTAGGTCACTATCTCCCCAGATGCTACCGAGGAGATCTCCACCAACACCAATTGCATCCTTAACTATACCATCTTCGAAGCTAAATAGTGCATTTTTAAAGTCTGCAATCTTCTGTGACACCCAAGTAAAGAATTCAGCCAACTTTTGACCCATGTTATTGACAACGTCAATAACCACAGATGCGATGGAACCTGGGAGGTTGGAAAATATTACATCAGTAGCATCATTAAAGTTCCGAAGCCAATTGAGGAATTCGTCTAGCTTCTGAATTGACCAGCTAATACCCTCGTCCATCTTCTTCTGCATATAGGCATTAGATTCATCTGCATCCTTATTGAGGCGATCCCATAATGTACGAGCTACACTATCTTGCTTAATCTTAACATTGCTCATTGAATCGTTAATTCTATTCCAAGCGGCTTCCCCAAGATATCCTAACTCCCTATATGCCTGAGCAATCTTAGGAAGAGATGCCCGCATTGCATCCAAAGCTGCTGTTGTAGCCTTGATGACAATCATGACCTTGTCAGCGATCTTCCAGTACTTATCAATCTCTACCCACAATTGGAACCAGGCAGTCTTGAGATTGTTAACCGTTGCTGTCCAGTTATCAATGGGCCGAGAATCGATTCCCATAGTTCTGGCTAGCTCAGTGGCAAATTTGGGGAGGAAATCCTTTGTCAGGAGTTCACCATTCTTCATCATCTTCTGAAGTTCGGCTGTAGTCTTTCCCATAGCACGGGCAGCAATCTGAACTGCTCCGGGAAGTCGATCACCTAGCTGTCCTCTGAGTTCTTCAGCCTGAACCGTGCCCTTAGACATCATCTGCTCAAGAGCCTTGAAGACGCCTTGGGTTTGTTCGACTCCCAACTGCATTATGGTGGAAGCCTTACCTACTATGGTAAACTGCCTACTAGCCTCAGACACTGAGATCCCGGCTGATTTTGCTGCAACTCTGAAGCGGGCAAACTGAGGAACCGTATCTTTGAGTGACTGGCCCATATCTCGAGCCATAAAACCAAGCCGCTCCATCCTGTATGAAGCCCACTCAGATGTACCCTCTGCTGCCTTGAGCTGACCCATAAAGCCATTCATAGCTACGCCAGCATCGAAGGAGAACCTAGCCATCTTATACAGGGCTATAGCCGTGGCACCCAAACCAATAACGAAACCTCCGAGGGCTGATCCTGTGCGGCCCACGATAGCTGCAAACGAGGTGAGTCGAGTCGCAACACCTCCAAGTGGTCCCTGCAAGACTGCTACAGATGATGCAAGGTTTCGCATCATATTATGGAAGCGGCTTGCCCCTACGGTAGAGGTATCGAATGATCTAGATATCTGAGCAGTCTCAGCTCTAAAGCGAGTCATTGCCCGTTGATACTCTAGTGCTGTGAGTTGGCCTCGTGACATCTCCTGAGTGAGCTTGGAGAATGACGAACTCAGCATATCATTTGCGGTAGAGGATTCCTTGTTATTACGGAGTGCCTGCTGGAGATTCCTTACTCTAATTAGAGCATCGGTGAGAGCCTTTTCCTGCCTACGAAAGGCAGAAGACATCTCTCTAGAAGCTCGGTCAGTAGTATCCTGAACACGTTCAACAGTTTGACCGAATCTCTGAAGTTGAACAACAGAAGCCTGGAGATTGCTTGAATCAGCTCCGAGGTTAAAATTTACATCTCCCAAGCTGATCATAACAATCTCCAGGCTGGATTAAAATCCTCTATTCTTATTCCCTGCTCGGTTTGCTCGGTCTCTCGCCTTCCTTTCTAATTCCTTGCGATACTTGAAGAAGGCTAACCACCAACTGAGTTCATCCCGAGACATCTTCCAAGCTTCACTTAGTGGCATTTTCAGTTCATAGGCAATTGACATCACCGAGAACCTAAGCGAAGCTGTTCTTAGTTTTTTACTTTCTCCTCCACCTCAGCATCCAATCCCAGAGCCGAGGTAATCCTGGTCAAGACTTTTCTGAATTCTTGGTTGAGGGGCATCTTGACTAACCTGTCATAGTCCTCAACGGAGAATACCTTATCTTCGGTGCCTGGGAGATAGGAGTTATCAATGATCATGGTGACCATGAAATTCCGGTTACTCCGGTCTGCATCATCTTCGGATCGCTGGAGCGACTCAATCAAAGGCTGGCGCCACTCAAGAGTGACACCCCGGAACGTATACTCAACAACTTCAGGCTTAGCAGTCTCATCATCGAAGATCTTGGACCGGACAGACTCCAGTGTAGCAGGAGCCTTCTCAGCTTCACTGGCTTCGGGAGGAGTCTTGATTTGGTTTTGGTTTTCACTAGTCATAGTAGCCTCCTAGATTAGGCGCCCATTGACCAAATGGGAGCCGTTGTTAATTACGGAATAGCAACAGGGGCACCTGAGCCCTGAACATTAAAGGTGAACTCGTTCATCACCTCAAGACCTCCGGCAAGAGAGAGGTCAGTCACTACTGCATCACCTCCGAATCCAGTAGATCCATCAGGCAAGTAATGCATATAGATGAGCTGGTTATTCTCCCACGAATTCAGTGCAATACGAATACCCTGATTGAGGGTCGTAAGTGCTGAATGCTCCCAGCCAAAGGGACGAGCCCACAAATCGTTATCCAAGACGTTCAAGCGGAGTGCAACAGTCTCTTCTTCCAGAGCACCTACGTCGCCCGACTGTCCCTGAGAGGTATACTTGAAGATTCCCCGACACACCGACAAGTTTGATCCATCAGGATTGATCTCCACGAAGATTGGCTCTCGAGACTTCAGGGCAGTCACGAATCCATTGGACGCTTTATAGATGCCGCTCATCTCCAGGGAGACCGTCTTGAGCCCGTACTCGAATGTGCGGAAGCCTCCATTACCCTTGGCTGTGGGAATATCCGTATTGTCGATGGCTGCAGCAGTCTGAGTAAGCGTAAACGACTTTGCACCTGCAATTGCTGTAACGGGGATGCTCTTTCCTGAAATGGTAACTGGCCCAGTAACCGTATAGGAACTCTTAAACGTGACCTTCCCGAAGAGAAAGTCAATACTCTCGACCTCAGCTGTTTTATCGACAGCATTATCCTTGACAACAATAGGCGTAGCCGGATCGAGACGACTCTTTGAGGTATCGGTTACGACGTAGGTCTTCGTTGCTCCTACCTGAGACATTGCCGCATCTGTAAGAGTCGCAGGAACTCCGCCCTTCATGAGATTCACCACATAACCAGCGAATCCCTTATAGAGTGCATTGGAGTTAATGGTATACCCAATCAATCCACTCTCAGTCGACTCGAACTCCTGACCAAAGATAGTGTCCGTCAGTTCGCCCGCTTCATTGCGGAGTTCTGCAGAATTACCCGGAAGGGTATAAAAGGGACCCGCAGAAGTTTGTCCCACACGTACACGCTTAGCCATTTTGATCTCCTATAGTGGGTCTCTTTGATCATCCGTAGTCTCTGCGGGCTCCACAATCAAGGCTAAGTTAAGTACAAACTCAGGCCTGTCAGTAGAATCCCACCCCATAAACGATATATCGCCTAGGGCATTGATCGCAACAATTCTGTCTCCATTGGATGCTGTATAACTATCCCTGCCTAGCAATAGGGACTTAACCTTCTTGATTTGCTTCCCCGCTTCAGCATAATCAGACTGTCCCCCACGAACTCTAATTTGCACTGCCGGATAGTCTAACAGCCACCGAGGATTAGGAGTGCGCCCAACTGAATCGTACAGAGTTATGACTCTATCAGGATTAGCTGGCTGTTTGCCAATCCATAATCTCCAGTCACCCGAACCAGTAAAACTATAGCCCAGAGTAACTAGAGTATCCTTTATATGTTCTGCTGGGAGCTTGCTCATGCAAATACTCCCCTATACTGCTCTACGATCCGACGCTGGATGTTTTGCTCATCTTCGGCAAGGGCTACTTGTAACCACTTAGCACGAGTCGGTTCTTTATGACGCCATTCCAGATTTTCGTGTACAGTCGCCGCATAGGCAGGATATCCTCCTTTACCATAACCCATTTGAACTGTTGGAATGCCTCGAAACGTCGTTGTCTCCAGGTAGCCTGAATTACGTAGAGCACCAGTATCCTTAGGACAATAGCGCAGGGATATTTCAAACGTAGGCTCAAGAGCGTTATACAGAATCCCAGGTGTAATGCCTTCAAGGTGACCAATGAGCTTCTTATAGTTCGCCATTATTTCATTCATGCCAAGGCGAGCAGCATTGGGACCTCTACGGACTCCGACACTGGGAGAAAAGCGAATCTTTTGTGGCCCTCTTGTCATTAGAGGTAGCTCCGCCGTTCGTAATTCAGCCCACGGAGATCAGGAATCTCAACACTTCGCTGAATTGCATACGCATTATCAAGAGTAGTTGGGTCAGTCACTCCGGAGTGATTCCCTTGAGCGAGATATCCGCCCTCTTCAAGCCTCTCATACGTCCATATAGTCGAACGAGAAACCTTTTCTTCTCCTGCATTGTCCAGATACCTTTCGTTGGTATCTTCCCATCGGCAGGCAACTACAACAGGGGCACTAAAGGTATATCCCCCAAATCCATTTTGGACGGGGGATCCCCAGTACGTAGCCGTTTGACGATATGCAATAGCTCCAATGGGCATTATGAGTAGACCTCCAAGAAGGCCTTCAGGGGCTTAGATGCTAGTATGCCTGCAAGTAATCCTTGGGTATCAAGACCCATAGCAATCTGACCATATACAGACGTAGCCAATCCATATTCACTACTCTTCAGGGATGAATAACGCTCCTCGCTCTGTCCGACTTTAACGGAGTTAAGCATTCCAGAAGAGTACGACCCATTGTAGGGCCCGTTAGTAGCAAAGTGGGCTGCCACGTTTAGCTCAATCAGCTTCATGCGATTACTATCATATCCAGCCGAAGCAAGGACATCAGCGATAATCGAATTAGCTGCATCCAGGTAGAGCTGGAGAGTACTATCGGTAACCGATGCCGGTATGCCGGTATAGCCTCTTAGTTCTGCTGGTGTATTGAGCGTAGCCATGACAGCCCTATTTGTTGACGAAGATATTACTTCTTCGTATTCCCCTGTTCGCCCGCCCCACTCTTCCCATTGTCGGGGGCAACGGGATTGGCGGTACTACCCACCGGGGCAGGAGTGACGTTTTTCGGAGCAGGCTCCTGCGTTCCTACTGAAGGAGTCGGGTCAGGCTTCTTGATGGTAGCATCCTTATCTGCCAGGAGCTCATCAAGATCGATACCCTTGTCCTGCAGCACTTCGCGGAGCTTTGCTTCCTTTGCCTTCATCTCCTGCAGCTCGTTCTGGGCCTTCATACGCTCATTACGCTCTTCAAGAGACTCGAACTTGTCAGCGAATGCCTTTGCCTGAGAATCAGTGAGGAATACTCGATCGTTCCCCTCCTGACCTCCCACAAAGGTGTGCCTATTTCCTTCAGAGTCGAATCCATTGTGTTCATGTCCGAACTTGAGGACATACTCCTTGGATCCTTCTCTCTTCTGTGCCTTGGCCATACTAGCCTCCTTAGGTGTAATGAATGATACCCGACTGCTTGGCGAAGGTAGACTTCACCCGAGGAATCATGATAGCAAGAACCTTGAAGTTCTTACGGAAACCGCCAAGCGAATCCCACTGGACCATCGTGGGCTGAATGCCATCGACGATATCGACTACATCCTTGGTGAGCTGGACTGCGATAACAGTGTCACCGTTGGGAATATAGTACGATTCCTTGACACCAGCAACACCAGGAATTTCCAAGATACGCTGGAGAATCGTCTTGTCCGACTCCGCCTTGAAGTCGTTGCCGAGGTTCGACATAGTCGCATAGTTCACGTAGAACATAAACGGACCGCGCATTTCCTTGGCTTTGGCTTTGCCGATCATGTCGATGACATCCTTGAGGATGTTAGCGCCAGTCTCAGTAGCCCACGAACCGGTGGTCGAGCCCGTAACACGATCAGGGGCAGTCGAATACCCGTAGATCGTATTGTTCGCCCCAAGAGAGGTGTCTCCCAGGAAGAGCATGCTCTCGATACGCTCCGAAACCTTCCGAGCACAGACTTCAGCCATCGTCGTGTCAAGAGGCATACCCGCATTGCGAGAAGCTTCGAGCTGACGAATGTTGATCCAGAAGTCCTTGTGGATGATCGGCAGGGGCATATGGACGGTATCCATCTCAGGACGATCGTTACGCCCTTCGGTAACACCTGCCATGTTGAGTTCTGCCGGACCCAGATCACCGGTACGCTGCCATTCGACTCGAGTCACACCGAGTGCATTGGGAACGTTGTAGGTAAGGCCTCGGGAAATGAGGTCACCCACACCAATGAGGGCATGCCGAGCGATGTCGATGATCGCGTTGTCGAAATCTACCCAAGCATCCCTGGGGAGATAGTCCTGGGTACGTAGCGCGTTGACGTTGAAGTTGGCTGCCATGAGCCGCTCTGCAACATCACCGCCCCCAGCATACCCACCGCTGCTCTGAGGGATCATAGTGTCCATCTGAGCAGGAGAGTGGGAATCACCACCTGTCACGTTTTCGTCTGCCATTTTCTTCTCCTACTCAGTTAAACCGTTTCAACAATGATACGAGCCGAGCTCGCAGCATTGCCGCTATTATCAACCGCCTCCAGAGCGATCGCTACAACGATACCAGCATACACCGGAGGAGTCCCACTGGGATTGCCCGCAGTAGCTTTACGAAGCGTTCCGTCCCCCGCAGACTCAAGCTTGTCCCCCTTGACGATAGCGGCTGCACTGGGAGCAACAAGGGCATAAACTTCACACCCAGGAGCGCATACGGCATAGAGGAGACGATCATTTGCAGCATAAGCCACATCAATCGGCGAACCTGCAATAGGATCACGTCCCGAATAGTGACCCTCCAGCTCCCGCTCGATCGCGAAAGCCCTCTGAGCTACTCCGCCAGCTGTCCCGTGGACATCGAACTTGCCGTCAGCGGCAAGAGCCACAAGGTGGCCGGGAGAAATTGCGGAATCAGCGATGCCCTCCTTACGGATGTGGAGGCGCTCGCCCTTCAAGATGATTGTGCGTTCAGCCATTTTGATCTCCTATTACGCCGCTGCTTCGGTCTTCTTCGTGAAGACCTTGGGAGCCTCCACAACACCACTATCCTTCGCCTGGAACCTCGGAGCCGATGCAGGGGCAACACCTACATAGGACGGACCCAGAAGACTCACCATATTCTCCAGGACTTCGATGCTCTGAGTCTTGAGGAATTCGTCGGAGAACTTGTTGCTCTTGTGATCGGTGAGCGTCTTGATGAGCTCAGTCTTCTTCGTCTCCTGGGCACGAACCGCCGAGGAAAGAGCTTCACGGACCTCCGGAGGAGCCTGGTCAATATATTCCTGAGTCGTCAGAACCTTCGGCTCACCTGCAGGTTCCTTAGTAACCTTCGGAGCTTCCTGCGTCTGCGCCTGAGCAACAGGCTCAGCCTTCGTAGTCGTTTCGTTTGCCATGTCATTCTCCTGATTGGTTTGGAGTTCAACTTTGTCCCGAGGGACAACCTTTGTCTGGAGAATGACTTCTTCAGGTTCTCCGACAAATTCAACATCGGCGCCGTTGACATTCACGCCAATCTGATACATCTGATATGTGCCCGTCTTGTCGTCCCACGTTTCGAAGACAGCCACATCATTGTTATACCCGTACAGGTACGAGTACTTTGCGAACTTCTTGTTGCCTGCCTGAGAGATGAGTTTACGAACATCACCATCCAGAAGGGAGGTATTGATGGTATTCGCCAGAATAGCCCGATTCTGCTCCCTCTCTTCCTGATGAGCTTCCTCAGCCCGTTCAAAAGCGGACATCGTGAAGGGCTTGAGAATATCGCCAAGCATCTTCTTGAGTCCGCCCTGCGTTACGGGAGCTTCATCTTCAGTCTCAGTCTCGGAATGTCCTCCGCAGCTGCAGTTAGCCTTGGGAACATCTGTCTTAAGGTCAGCCATAATTTTACCCTTCTCGTTGATTCGAGGAATACCACACCCATCCTCGACGGAGCAAGCTCCTGTTCCTGCACTTAATACTGCGAGATGATCTGGCTTGATATTGCGCCAAATGCCAGAATAGGCTTGCCCGTTGAACTTACCCTTGGCCTTCTGCAGATCAGAAAAAAAGCCCACAGAGACTTCTACATCCTCTTGGGCGACAATCCGATCATATGTTTCTTGGAAGACTCCACCGAGCTCCTCAACGCGAGCAACGTCAATCCAAGCCTCCATGTGGAGCTTGTTGCCTTTCAGCTCGGGATTCATAGTCCATCCGAACTGATAATCCTCCAAAACACCCGGGGAATTAGCACTAACAAATACGCCATCCACCTTAGGATGGTTGAGAACTAGTGGACGATAAGCCCATATAACAGGCGTGTCTCCGAATTCTGCAGCAAGACCCAATTCTGGGCTATCTTGATTTGCGCCGAATCGTACACCCTCAACCATTGCAACAACAGGAACAGCGAGGTAATTTCTTCCAAGGAGAGTCTCTTCCCGAGATTCTCCCTTCTCAAACTGAACCGTTATCGCCCTTTGAACTTTTGCCATATTTGGACCTATTGTCCCTTTATTATAGTAAACAAAAAATGAATAGTCAACGGAATTTTTTGGTCCTTATTGGACCTCACTAGGAAAGCTTTGGTTCTGATTCTGAGCTCGGGAAGAAGAAGAAGGAACATAGTTAACCTTGCTATCGGATAGTAAATCTACCTTCTTGGCCATCGTATCAATTTTGGTTGACTGAACTTCTACCTTGGTTGACAGATTGCTGAGATCCTTCCTGATACCGTCAACAGAAGTTGAAATGACTGACATAATACTATCAATGCGCTTATTAATGGCATCAATATTAGCTTCCGAGGTAGTGATGCGGTATGCTAAATTTGGTATATCCCTTACAGACGAGTTCAGGTTGGTTATTTGTCCATCAATGTAAGTTTGCCTAGTTTGGATTGAGGCCGTTAGGGCTTTCACTTCATTTGCACTTACGGTTACTTCTGTCCGTATGTTGCTTATAGCCATTGAGACGGCGACAACAGCCCCCCCAACAGCAAGCAGAGTGGTTACGATTTGGGGGATGTTATACCTAGAAACATTCACAACCCTCTCCCTGTTGACTTCTGTTTGCATATCATCCTCCAATCTTGCCACCCCATTTCCATCTTGCCTAAATGCTTTAAAGCATTTTGTCCCAAATCATTTGTCGGCCGGATTCCCAGCGGGAGGAAAGAAATACTAGGCCGTTCATTCAATCCAGCTCTTATGATGAACAATGTTATGCATTGCGCTATTGGATATTCCGTACTCAGGGAGTAAATGGTAAGGCTTCTCGCCATTAGCTACCCGCCTACGAATTTCCCTTACTCTTTCCCAGTCTAGTTTTGACCAGGAAATCACTCCCTTAGTAGAATGATTGTTCCTAATCATATCGGCGGAATTCTGAAGAGCAGTTCCCCAGTATAGGTTGGATTCTCTATTATCGGTTCTTACGTCGTTCGAATGAAGCATCATTGCACTTGGATTGGGTTTAGGGCCATGAAATGCTTTGCCTATTAATAGGTGAACTTTTCTGAGATTACGCTTACCATTATGCAAATTTACTACAAGATAGCCCTTATCATCCAGATGCTGCGAAATAATATTACCCACAGGAATTCTTCTAATTCTTCCGAGACTGGAAGCCTCATATAGGCCATCAAATTCTGCAATAGTTTTCCAAATTTCCATTATAAGTCTCATACGCGCATGATTGTGCTCAGAGAAACAGTTACCTTACGGCTAAATGTTCTTGCCGGATTAGATGCAGGGAGCCTAGGCTTACTATTGGACGAGCCTCCAACATCCTCCCCTGAATTGAAAGTAACATCAGCCTTATCGAGCCCAATAAACTTACGGGCCTCTGGAATCGTGATGAGCTCTTCACCATGAGTGTCCATGCCAGGAACTGCGGGTTTCTCCGTACCAGGAATAGGATTGCCCCCTTCGTCGAGCTGAGCCTCTGAACCAGGTTCGCCACGTTTGAGGTTCTCCATAGTTTCGATAGCCTTAGCGAAGTTCGTAGCAGAACGAGCATGCTGTGCACTTGTTTGAGCCGATTCAAGGGGGCTGAGCTTAAATGCTGAGGGCCAATTAATAGTAATCTCTAGTTCTTGGGGTGATGGAAGGAATCCTGCCTTTACGAGCTTCCTAATGAGGGAGAACAGCACAATCGGATTGCCGAAGTTTGCTCGGCGTTCATCTACACGATCTGCCCAGTTTGCTCTATCCTGATCCGAAGCGAGCTGTCCAGCCTCCGAACCAATTAGAATTCGGGAGGGGATTCCAGTTGCTCCAGAGAGTACCGAAATGAGCATCTTGAATGTACCTGTAGGATCTGGGGAATCAGAACCTAAGGCCTTCACAGTAGTCCCTCGGGTGCGAATGACCCTGGATAGATTATTGATGTATTCGTCGATTTCCTCCTTGATGGCAGATGCATCATTGGGTTCGACTTCCATTTCCTTATCAATATCGATATGCAGGCCTCTGTTGGCCGTGAGCCAAAAGGTTTCCGCGCTACCTCCGGTAACCTTCAGGAGATCATCGAGGATATTGAATACGCGCTCCATGCGGGGCGATCCGTAGACCTGATTCTCGAGGGTATTCTCTGCAATATGGACTACGCGAGATGCATGGACTTCAAACGAAGTTGACATGCTCCCTGCAACAGGCTTCTTGATCGTATTGTCAAATCCAATGACGAAGTCAGTCATAGGATTGATCGTGTAGATCAGAGGTTTCATGAAGTCTTCCGACGAAGGATCGTCGTTGTATTGTTTGACTGTTGCAGTTCCTTCGCTATAGGGCTGCAAGTAGAGGATGGGCGTCTTACTTTGAGTGATGGCCCTCGTATTGACTGGATCCTTTAGAGGACGTCCATCATTGAAGCCTATCAATAGGATTGAGTACCTCCCGATACCTGCCAGCTTATCGACCCGCTCTACGTTTGCATATAGAGCATAGCGGGCAACGAGGTCATCCCAACGTTCGTTCCATACATCGTCATTGGAAATGATCTCCGGAGGATTTGTCCATAGGGCTGCTGCAGGGGCATCAACAATACGGGCAGCGACATCCTGGCGGAGATATTTGAGATATCGATCATCAAAGGTTACCTGATCACGGTAGCCAAAGACGTCATATAGATTGCGCTTACCCGAGAATGCTCCGAAGAATCTCCGGAATGCATAACTCATAGCTCTTGCAGCTTGCATATTGATTACCTGGCCCATGCTATACCTACCTTCTTGGGCATAAGCCCATCAATCATATGGGGGCTAAGGGGGATGTTGGGGTCACTAGAGGAGAACTCAATAGGCAGACCATCTAGAGTATAAACCTTGCCATTCGGGAGAATAATGAGGTTATTGTCTAGAGACCCATTAACAGCCTGGATGACATTCTGTTCATTCGTTGGAGTCTCACGTGCCCATGCAACCTTCTTGAAGGACTTACCTGTGAGCGTAGTATATCCGATTGCACAGGTATCGACTTGGTCATCGTGATCGCCTCCGGGAAAATCATCGTACTCGTCTTCGAATGCGCTATTCCAGGGGGCCCTCATTAGGAAAACTTTGTGAGCTTCTACAGCAGCTAGGAATGGCTGGGCTCTCATGGTCTTGTTGGTCTTGGGCGAAGCTGGAACCCCAACAACTGTGTATCCTTTTAGAGTCGTAGTGGAATAGTTATGGACGAGCAATTTGCCAGAGGAACCAGGTTCCTGTTCGATGTATATAGGAATGTCCTTACCATCTTCTTTTGCAGTCTTTGCAACTACGGTCTCGATGCCCAGAGGTCCCCATTGTCCCCTTACGACATCGAGGATGACTGTCATATCACGTCCTTTGTGATGGGCTATGAGGGAGCCTACAGCATAGTCACCACCATCTTCGGTTGCAGCAAGGTCCCATACACGGGCAATCTTGAATCCCGTAAGATCAATCGCTCCTGGGATATAGCGCAACCATTCTTTATTGGTGAGCTGGCCAGCATCGTTTTCAGGGCGCTGTTGATATAGGGCATTGAAGAAGAAACTACCAAGCTCGTCCTTTAGCTCGAGTAGATCCTCAATTGGGTAGCGCTCAGGGAATAATGCACTCCCTATTGGACGACCGAGTACGTCATTCTTCTCTGCGATGGCCGGAATAACGATGTTAGTCCAGATCTTTGGTTTACCCGCCGCTTCCCTTTTTTGGTCAGCCTTTAACAGGCGTCCAATGAGATCGTCATGATGCCACCGCGTGGCGATGATGATAATCGTTCCGCCAGGCTCAATACGTGTACGGCTCGTGGTGAGGAACCAGTCCCAGATATAGTCTCTGGTGACCTGTGACATCGCCTCCTTGATCTCTTTGAGGTAGTCATCGATGATGAGTACATCAGCACCACGACCAGTGATAGGTCCACCAAGACCAACAGAGAACATAGCCCCACCTTGATCGGTGAGCCAGTTATTGACACGTTCAGCATCTGAACGTATCCGCAGATTGAGGAGCGATTCGTTGTTCTTAATTAGGTCACGTGTGTAGCGACCAAAGTCTGAAGATAGCTCACCTCCATACGAACAGAGGATAACATTCTTCTTGCCGTAATTCTCCAAGCACCATATTGGCGTGTTCTTTGTGACTAGCTCCGTCTTACCGTGTCGAGGAGGGAGGCTAATGATGATGCGCCCACGTCCCTGGGCGATAGCAGTTGCCACCTTGGTAGATATATACATGAGGTGACGTGCTGGGATGATAGCTGGATTGAGCTTCATCGCCAAAGTCATTGGAGTCAATTTGTAATTCTGAAGGAGCTTCTGTAAAGCATACTCATCACTCCGCGAGAGTGATGTAGCTACCTTGCGTTCTTCAATCTGCTCTGCTGAGAGCATTAAATGGCCTCATCCTCGTCACGATCATGAGATGTGGGATCATTGTCTATAGTAATCGTCTCACCATCGCCCCACGCTGGGAGCACGTGATTAGGTCGAAGAGTACGAACCAGGAGCTCTTGAATGGACGATAGGTCGTCGGGGTTCTGGAGCAAGACATCCATTTCCTGACTTCTGGTCTGTTGCTTCTGTTCGCCTGCACCCTCTGTTGCAATGTGCTTGAATGTCTCTTCCGCAGTTTGGTTACGCTGCGTGTCGAGCTTCAAGGCAATAGAGGAGGGTCCGCCAGAAGGGAGACCAACAGAGATACGCTGTACGGCTACGAGGTCTTTGATGGTGGAGATCAAATCCTTCACCTTCGTCTCTGTCATGGAGTCCTGGTCTTCCTCAAAAGCCTGGAGCTCCTGATCGAGCTTGAGGGTAGCCAGCTTGTTAGCCTTTTCTAACAGGGACTCAGCCATTTTGAAATGTTGGCCTTCAATCGACATGATTCGCTGTTCGCGCTGCTTACGATGACATGCGACCAGGAACAAATCATAGGCGCGCGAACGCCAGTGCCAATAATAGATATGGCACCACTGGGTAATAACATCAATGGGGGTCTTCGTGAGCTCCGAAATCATTGGGAGGAGCCGAATTGGATTGTCATGGTTGCTCTTTTGAGGGAGCTCCAGGAACAACATATACGCATCGAATGCATCATGAGGTTCTGAGGGGAGCTGTTCCCAGAATGGCGTCGTCTCGTTGAGCGCAGGATAACCATGGGTAAAGGTGAGCGGGATAGATGCGCTATCAAGTAGTAACCGGCGATCCTCATAACTCTGCTGGAGTATGTCCTCTGGAATCAAATCGGCTCTGTAGATATGATCCGGAAGATGAAACTGATTGAGCGGGATGTGACTCGACAGAGAACTAAAGACATCACCCTTATTACGGATGATTCCCTTCTGGCCTCCAGGAATTGGGGTTGGGGTCACCGCGTTCATTGAGGTACCTATGTCTATGTCTATGTCTATACCTAAAGAGGGCTTTTTTATCTTCCTCTATTATATATGGGCCTCAAAGAACAGTCAACAGGAATTTTTGGTCGGTCCTAGCCTTGTAGGGGTAATTGGAGGTGTGGGCCTAATTTTACGGGGGGTTATACAAATTTTGTGAGCGCTTTAGACAGGCCCCATCGAGGCATTTATTCCGGTAACGAAAATTCATCTCCACTATATGATTCATGAATTTAATTCAATTGACTCCATCTAAATAATATGTATGATAGTAATTGTAGAGAGTGAGTTAACACAAACACAAAAAGGAAATTGAAATGACCAAGACCAACGAACAGATCGTCGAGCTCTCCTTCGAAGAGAAGATCATCAATCACATCAACAATAACAAGATGACGACGAGTGCGATCATCAGATACATTGCAGCTTCTTATGAAGGTACGTTCCAAGAGAAGAACAACAAGACGTATAACTTCATCAAGAAGCATCTTCCGAATGTTACAACGAAGAATGGAGGAGAGATCAGATACCAACACGTACGGGGAGTGATGAGTCAGATCTTGACCTCCAAGTAAGAAGGAGAAGGAGAGAGGTCAGAGCTCTCTCCACTCTATCAATGAGATACTTCTTCTTAGGAGTCATAGTCGCCTTGTCACTTTCATTGATCATACTATGAAGGGAAGGAAGGGATCCTACGGGATCCTTTCTTTGTGTCCATAATGGCCCAGGACAAAAAGGGCCCGGGGGGCGTGTTCAGCCCAGGCGGCCCGGTGGCCACAGACAGAAGACAGAGCACCAACGGTGCTAGCCCTGTAGCTCGGGCCATAGCTCGGTAAGGCTCATGCTAGCCCTCGTACTTGCTACCTACCCACCTACCAACAATAGGAATAGGAGGAGAGCACATAGGCTCCCCACCAACATCCATCTACATCCAGTCACTCGCCGGCTCCCTCAGGTGACCCTATCTGCTCTCGCGGCCCGCGCTTTAGATTCTGAACGGAGATGTTGCGGACAAACTGATACCGAATGCCAAGGAACTTCGCCACAGCCGAGGGAGCATATCCTCGGGACAGCAACAACCGAATGACTGCGGACTTCGTCTTGAGCCCCAAGCCATCGAGTTCCTCCATCGACATATTGACCTCGGTGAACCTTCCCTTATCGTCAACTGGAGGTGATATCACCTCAACTTCGGGCTCCTGCTCAATCTTTACACTTCTGTTGGTCTTTGCCATATCTGAGTCCTTCCCTTTCTTTGTCATATGGAACCTCATTTATACTACAATAATACAACAAAGTTCCAAATGCCCACAATAGGAAAAAGGGAACCCGTCGGATTTTTGTTTGCCCAATCCGCAAAGTACCAAATCCGCAAAAGCATAGAACTGGAATCCGCAGAGTCGCGAGGCCCGGGAAGGCGGCCATAGCTACATCACAACCGCGCTCCCTATAAAAGAGGACAAAATTATTGTGGTCCCCCGATCCCCTTTTTCCGTTGTGTTCCCAAGGACAAACGCATATAATATAGGAATAATAACAACATAAAGGACAAACAAATGACAAACCTACCTCACCGTGCAGGACGTCAGTCGCACAAGGAACTGATTATCGAGTACCTCGTGGACGGTAATACCCTAGAGGATCTTGCCGAACAACTGTTCGATAAACTGTCCATTAAGGAACGTAACGAGATCCTGGACGAAATTGACAATCGCGATCTGGAGGAAGACCACGGAGACCATCATGACTAAGATTACCGAGTACATCTTGATCGTATCGATCATATTTCTTGGGACGTTCGCCGTGATGTACGTCGCAGATCGTTCCATCTACCATCAGGACACTATTTGCCAGGAGGGCTGTTAACATGAGTCACGTCATACTTACCTGTAAAAACCATCCGAATCTGCGGTGGTCGTGCAAGGAAATTGCATTCACTCCTGGAAAGGGCTACAATGGATCAAGGAGCATATTCTTCAATGGCGAGCCTGATGGTCGTGGAATGTATCAAGATGGATCAGGACTCTACTGTTCCACATTCTTTCCGGATAGGGAAAACAAGTTCGTACATGAATGTCCCTGCCCCAGTAGTGATCTGATCCTCGCACCGGAGAACGAGCTGGTTAATAGATAACGGTTGTCCCAACTAGCCCTCCCTAACCGGAGGGTTCTTTTTCGACAAGGTAGGCCCGATCGCCTGGTGCTAGCGCGGCCCGGTAAGCCTAGGCATATTTATTTTTGGCTCAATCCCCTTTTGACCATAGATGGAACGAGGACAATCTTATATAATATAAAGGTAAGATAAAATAATGAAGGGGCAAAGAAATGACTAAGATATACGATGGAGCCGAGATCGTCGACGTGCAATTCGTACGTGATCCGGGCGGTACAGATGAATCATGGTTCGTACTCTCGATCGAAACGAAATGTTCGTTTCATCTCGCTCAGAGCCTTACGATCCCGAATGATCCGAAAATATTCGGCGAGATCGACATTCCCTCCTACGACGGACGGGATGTTTCGCAGTGGCTCCGCGAGGTAATGTCTCAGGCTAATAACTAGTAGGAAAGGGCCTAGTGCCCTTTTCTTTGTTCTATAGAGGCCCGCGCCTCCTGCGCTAGAGGGGACCAGGCGGCCATAGCTCTTGCTCCCGCATGCTCCAATTTATTTTACGCCTATCCCCCTTTTTCCTCTTGCGTCCACGTGGAACATGTGTTATATTAAGGTTGTAAGTTAGAAATTAATCCAACAGAGGAACCAACATCATGACCAAGAATACGAAGACCAATACCGCCACCGTCAACGAGTCCGAAATCGTCAATCCTCACCAGGCAATCATCGACCATGTGACCAACAACAAGATGTCCACGTCGGCCATCATCCGCTATGTCGCAGCTTCGGTGAAGTCCGAAGGGGATACGTTCGCCTCAGTGAACAACAAGACCTACAACTTCATCAAAAAGCACCTCCCCCAGGTCACGACCAAAAGCGGGGGCGAAATTCGTTACCAACATGTTCGCGGTGTCATGTCCCAGATCCTGACGGGCAAGCAGTCGGAGCCGGCCGAATAACCAATACACTGAATAGGATTAACGGGCTTCGGCCCGTTTTTCTTGCCTAAATTTTGCCCAAGCGCTTGGTCACCAGGTTTTCGGATCCGTCGATTTTGCTTGGAATCCGCAACGTGACCGCAAAATCGCTTGGGCTAGTTGGGCCCTGTCGG